CGGGTTATGAGCCCGACGAGCTACCGTACTGCTCCACCCCGCGATATATTTCGCTGCTGAGTTTTCCTGTATTGATTCAACTCAACTGCGCTTATATAGTATAACACCACAGAGCGTTTTATGCAAGTTTTCCGGCGAATTTTTTTCAGGCAATACATAGCAATGCAGGTGTCTTTTCAGTGCCTTCCAGGCGCCGGAGCATAAAAACG